GTTGGCGTAGCCGGCCTGATTGCGCAGCTCGGCGTTGACATCGGCTTGCAGCTGGGCCTGCTGCTCCACCGAGCCAAACTCGGCCTGAGCATTCAGGGCAATCAATCGCTGCTGGCTGAGCTGAGCACTCTGAGCGGCCTGTTGCTCCTGCAGCAACTGACTGCGGAGATTGCCAAGGCCCAGCTCCTCGGCGTTGGTCTGACGGATCAGATCCAAGTTTTGCTGCGCCAGCGCCACTTGTTGCTGCGCTGCTGCATCAGGCTTTTCAGCCAATTTCGATTGGGCTGACAGCAGAGCAATCTGCGCCTCAATCTCAAGACGCTTTCCTGCTGCGGCGTTCTTTTGCTGCTCAAACGCCAAAGCCGCCTGCTGACCTTGCTGCTCCGTCACCAAAGCGCGGGCCTTGAGGTCAAACTCAGCCACGGTCTGGTTGAACTTCTGCTGCCCGTATTGCAGCTCTAGCGCCCGGCGCTGTTCGTCATTGGTAGCGAGCTTCTGCGCTTGCGCTAGCTCCTGATCCAGCAGGCTCTTGATCGTGTCGCTGCGGCCGATGGCTGCATCGGATCGCACCTTGCTGATCTGACCAATCAACCCAATCTCTTTGACATAGAAACCAAGGCGAGCCTCTTGAGCTTTGAGATTGGTCTTATCTACCTCAAGCGATCTCAGTTTTTCGTTGCGACTTGTTGCTTCCTGTTCTTTCGCTTTTTCCGCTGCCTGCTGTTGAGCCTTTGCGGCAGCCTCTTGCTCTTTGGTTTGTTTTTTCTGGCCTGCAGCAGCCTCTGCGCTATTGGATTTGTTTTGCGCACCGACTTCCTTGAGAATTCGCTTTTGGTTCTCTAGAGACTTGATTTGTGCTTCTAGCTGCTCTTTCAGTTTAGGTGCCAGAATTGGGTTTAGCGGCTTTGCTGCTTCATGCTTCAGTCGCTTCAGCTCAAAGTCAATCGCAGTGGTTTGCGCTTCGATCTTGATGTTTGCCTTGACCGTATCAACCTTGCCTTGCGCTGCTGCTATGTCAGCATCTAATGCGCTGGTATCAACACCTGGCGCAGTAACTGACTTCTGCTGTTGCAAGAGCAGCAGCTTCTTCTCAGCTTCATCTAGCTCGTCTCCATAAGCTTTTAGGGCTGGAGTGAGCTTGCCAACGATTTGCGTACCATTTGGCAGGTTAAACGCTATATCACGGCCTTCCAGAGCGGCAATCTCTTGAGCTATGGCACCTAGTTGAGCATTCAGTTCTTCACCATTTAGCCCAGCCCGTTTAAGAGCTTCTGCTTCCTTACCAAGTGCATTAGCCTGTTCCTTAAGGCTTTCAACATTGGTCTGCTCGCTAACGGCTTGACGGACGACGTTGGCACGTCTTTCGAGTTCTGCCAGTCGCTTATCTGCAGCGGAGGTATCAAGTCCGTATTCTTTCTGACGCTCAATTTCAGTGCGCAGTGTTGTGATTGAGATCTCAATATCAGCTAACTGCTGTTGCGCCGGCGTCAGGCTGATGTTGTTGATCGTCTCGGCAATGGCAGACAGGGAAGCGCCGATTGATGAGAAGTTGGAGCTGGTGATGAGATTGCTGAAGGCATTGCCAATCGCCTCCACACCACTGCTTATTGTCTGACTGACGGTTTGTGCTGCACTCGCTGCTGCACCAGCATTGTTCTTCTGGTTTTCCAAAAACTGGTTGTACTTCGCCAGCTGGTCATTGAGCAGCGGTTGCACCGCTGTCAGGGCCTCCACCGAACCAAACAGTTTGATATTCTCTGCTGCGCTTCCTTTGGTTGCCGCCGCGACTTGCTGCAAAAAGTTTCCAAGGCCTTGAGCTTGTAGAGCTGAAGCGCTGAAATCAAGTCCAAGCCTTTGCGCGGCCTCAGCGGCTGTATCAGTTGGCTGCAGAATGCTTGCAATCACCTGACGAATGCCAGCGAAGGTGGCTTCGACAGGAACACCTTGCGCAGTAGCAGCAGAGATAGCGGCATTAAGCTCTTCAATGCTGATACCTGCCGCAGCGGCTATTGGTGCGACCTTGCCAATCTGTTGAGCGTACTGATCAACAACGATCTTGCCGTCGTTCTGCGTGGTGATGAAGCCATCAATGATCTTGGTGGCTTGCTGTGCGCTCAGTCCGTAGGCATTGAGCACAGACGTGGTGCCATCAGCCACGGTTTGGATGCTGGAGAAGCCACCCTTAGCGCCCAAAGCCGATGCCTTGAGGATGTCTGTGGCGTCCGCAGCATTGGCAAAGCCAGCCGAGGCCACGTCATAGGCGGCTTTGGTCAGCTCCAGCGTGGAGACGTTGGCCTTGAGGCCTGCGCTGACCAGCTTGAGGTTGTCGGTCAGCTGGGCGGCATCAACGCCAAGGGTGCGAACCGCTGCGGCTGCATCGTCAGCTTGCTTGATTTGATTAAACGCCTGCGCAGCTAGGGCCAGCGTTCCCAGTTGAGCGACGAGGCCGCCAATCGCTTGCCCTAAGCCTTGAATGCCAGATGGATTGAGCCTTTTTCCAAATGTATCTAGCGCACCATTGGCCAGATCTTGTTGCTTGACGTAGCGACCAAACTCATCGCGGAGACGCCCACTTGAGTCTCTAAACGTGTTGACCAGGCCATCGGCTCGTTTCAGGCCAGCCTGAAAAGCTGAGTCCTCCAGACCCAGCTCAAATACGGCACGCCCAATTGATTCCGCCACGCCTGCGCTCTACTGTGACCTGAAGTTGCCCCTAGCCGACCAGCTTTTTTAGGGTTTCCACAGGTGGCAGTTTGCGAAGAGCCGGCGTAATCCAGTCCCGAGCAGGCATCTGATTGCCTGCTTGAGTGCGGTAACCCTTCAACACGTAGACCGAGTAGTCCACGTTCCATGTGAACTGGTAGGCATAAGGTCCGATCTTGGTGCGCAAGATGCTTTGACGCAGCGCTCCACTGTCCACAATGTCGCGTGGGCTGCCGACGCTCTCGCGGCCTTTGCCCTTGCGGTTGAAGCTGCCGCGTGTGGTCTTGTAACCCGTTGGCCAGTTGAACTGCTTGGTGGTGATCTCAGTGGTGAACTGCTTCTCCAGCAGCTGGCTGTAGGACAGGAAGGCTTTTTCCAGCTTGTTGCTCAGCCCTTTGGTGTCGAATTGCACCGTGACCTTCACAGCTCACTCCTGCCGCACGGCATCAAGCACCACCACATGACCGACGTTGGCCTCCAGCAGCGCACCGATCCCGCCGCGTCCGTAGGCGCTGCGAGCCGCCACCAGCGTGACGTTGTAGGTGCTGCCGTCATCGATCTCTAGCGTGCCGGTCATCCCTTCCAGCACGTCGTCATCCAACAGCTGCGGATTGGTGACGTAGCCCTCAAAGCGTGAGGTGCGCACGTCCACGCCAGCAAAGTTCTGGCCGATGGTGGCGCCAATCTCTTTGACAAAAACCCGGTACGCCGCAGCCGTGATGTTGGCTGTGACGTTACCGGTGTAGGGATCCGTGACGGTGCCCGCTGCGGGAAGCTGAACGGTCAACTCCCCGTTGCTGTAGGCATCCAGCGGGCTAGCCATCAGTTACCTCAGGGGCTAGGGGCGGTGGCTTCGGTGTAGGTGTAGGCGCCGTAGCCCTGCAGGGTGAAGCTCACGGTGGCAATACCACCGGCCTCAATCGACTCGGAGAAGTCGGTGATGATGCCGATGCCGGCGTGCTTCTCCACGGTGTCGACCGAGGCGCCAGGGTCGGGCGATTCCCGATACCACTTCACGTATTGCCCAGTGGGAGCATCAAGAGCGGCATCCTTCAGCAGCTTGTAGCCAGCGTCCACGGTGTCCAAGTTCATGGTCATCGGGATGCTGTAGCTCTGCGAGGTCGCCACAGCCTTCTGGAAACCACCCGTGGTGCCGTAATCGGTCACGGTCTGGGTTTCGGTAGTGCCCTCAATGCCTGCGTTGGTCAGGTTGAGAATCTCGGTCAGGCCGGAGTTGCTGCTGGGATGGGCGGCATCAGCGGATGCGGCATCCGCCATCCACAGGCGGTAACCGATGGCGGACATGAAAGCCAAGGTGGTCGCTCCTAAAGCGGTCTGGCTCAAGTTGCCGATCAGGAGCGCAGAAGCTCGGCCTGCCCTGCTTGACGGCTGTAGAGATTGGAGAACCTGCCGTCGTAGCCGATGGCAAGCGAGAGCTGCTCGCGCCAGTAGGCCTGCTGCGTGGTGATGCCAGCGAGCTTGGCGGTGGGGTTGCCGGGCTGCCATTCGAGAACGTCGGCGCGGATCAGGCCGAGGTCTTCGGAGGCCTTGGCTTCAAAGCTGGCTTCCAAGGTGTTGAGCTTGCCAATGGCGGTCTGACTGGTGGTGATCGAGGCAGCAGAGGCCTCGTTCATCAGCACATCTAGGTGCTCCAGCGGGATGTCAGAGGCAGGGATGGCGAGGTGGCGGCGGATGGCCTCGCGGTCAGTGGAAAGCCAAGGCATGGCGGCACCTTTTGCTTAGGTTGCCGTTGTTGCCTTAACCTTCCCCCCAACTCGTGGCGGGGTCCACAGCGCCTCAGGCGCCTGCTTTATGCCCAGCGCCTTCTCAAAGGGCGACGGCCCGCTGATTGGTTTCTTGCCCGCTGCTTCCAGATCGGCCAGCACATCCGCACGTGACTTGGCTTCCGCCTGCGGATCCACCAGGCCTACTTCCAACCATTCGGGATCCCAAGGCGTCACCGTGCAACGGCAGTTCGGGTGCGTCGGGATGACCACATCACCAAGCTTGAAGACCTTGCCGTGCCTTGGGGCGCAGTAGCCACAGGTGCGGCTGCTGCCGACTGCTTGCCATTGCACCTGCTTGATGCCTTCGGCCTCGTAGCGGATCTTGGTGCCTTCCACCATTGCGGCCGCCATTTCGGTGCGGGCGACGGTTTGTGCGCGAGCTTTGGTCAGTTCCACGCTGCTCTGCAGGGTGCCGCGTAGCTGCCGCCAGCTGTCGCCGGTGGCAATGTGAAACTCAACCGCACCGATGATGCGGCCGCGTAAATCCACATCCACGAGGCGGTTGAGGGCGGCGAAGGCTTGCGTGCCACGGCCACCAGC